TATTCGCTGCGATAGATAAAAATGTCACGAACATTGAACAAGCCGCACAGAAAGCAACAGGAATGGCAGCGCTCGCTATCGAACGCCAAGTCAAACTGAATGCTAATACTGGCGTACATCCACGCGGTCAAGGACACCTTCCGGGAACGGGTCCGGGTCCAAACAGAGTTACTGGAACACTCATAAATTCTGTTACTACCGAGATTCGTTATGGCTTCGGAAGTTATGTCGCCACAGTCGGTCCAACAGTTGAATATGCGCGAGCGCTTGAGTTCGGTAGTCCTAAATGGAAGTCAGGAGTGAGGTATCCTTTCCTTGTACCAGCAGTTGGGCAAATGGTTGGCTCTGGAAAACTTAATAGAGTATTTCAGGGAGCCTTCCTATCAGCAATGAAGGGATAGCAGATGGCAACCTCACCTATCCCACCAATGCTCATCGAGTTACAACTCGAAACTGCCAAAATCACTGCGCAGATGGCGCAACTTCAGAATAGTTTTACTTCTCTCGGTCAAACAGTAGAAAAACAAAACACTTTCTTCACACGCCTGAAAGCGACTGCTACTGGCGTATTCGCTGGAAACCTTATGATGCAAGGTTTGCAGATGCTCAAATCTGGTATTCAGGGCGCAGTATTAGACGCGCAAGAGTATGAAATTCAAATGGCTAAAAGCAAAGCCATCATCGAAGCTACGGGAGCAGTTGCCGGTGTTAGCGCGCAACACATTCGCGACCAAGCAGCAGCATTAGAAAGCGTTGCAACAGTAGACCAGAATGTTATTTCGCAGGGTCAGAATGTTATTGCTACCTTCACACAGATTCGAAATGTCGCTGGCGCAGGTAACGACATATTTGACCAGACGACCAAAGCAGCACTCGATATGGCAGCAGTTCTTAAAACTGATATGCCAAGCGCGGCTATGCAACTTGGTAAAGCGCTGAACGACCCTATTCGTGGAATGAATCTATTACAGCGCGTAGGTGTTAATTTCACAGCAGCGCAGAAAGAACAGATTAAAACTCTGATGAATGCTGGCGATGTTATGGGCGCACAGAAAGTAATTCTCGGAGAAGTTCAAAGAGAGTTCGGCGGCGCTGCTAAAGCCGCAGGAGACACATTCGCTGGTGCTGTATTTCGCGCCAAAGACGCAGCCCAAGATTTTGCTCGCGACCTAGTAACGAATGTGCAGCCTATTTTGTTGCAGATTGGCAAAACTATTGCTTGGGTCTATGACCATAGCCTTAAACCTATGTTCTCTTGGATTAACAAAAACAAAGAAGCGGTGGCAGTATTCGCAGGAATTCTCCTTACTGCTGTAACTGCGTTCAAGGTTTATCAAATGGCGATGGCTGCCGGAGTAGCGATTCAGGAACTTTATATCGTGGGAATGGCACTTGCTAAAGGCGCGAAGCTTGCAGATATCGCGGCTACCGAAGGTCAAACAGGCGCGATGGTATTGCTCAACGCTGTCATGAATATGAACCCAATTATGATTGTAGTAACAGCACTCGCTGCTCTCGCAGCAGGATTCGTTCTCGCTTGGAACCATAGCGAAACTTTCCGCAAGGTAGTTATTAATGCATTCCAAGGTGTTCTTAGTGGTGTTTCTTTCGCTATTCGTGCGCTATCAGATTTCGTTGCGTTCGCTACAAAGTATTTGATGATTCCTTTCAAGACGCTGCTCACAGCGCTATCTCACCTTCCGGGAGTTGGTAAGTATGCAAAAGCCGCTTTGGATTTTATGGGTGATATCCCTAATATTCTTGATAACGCAGCAGATAAAGTAGATAGTTTCTCTGCGAGCCTAGACAAGCTTCAAAACAAGAAAATTACGATTCCGGGGTTCGGCGGCAAAGATAAATCAGGCAAAGATGTTCCTGCTGCTACCGCACCTACCGCTATTACTGCTGAAACGCTGGCTAAACAAAAGGCTCTGAACGACGCTATCGCGAAGATAGAAAAAGATTTCATGAAGAGCATGGCTGAAGAAGTCAAAAAGAAACAAGAAGCAGACATAAAAGCTTACGAGCGCTATAACGAAGATTTGCGCAAACTCAATATGAAACGCGACAAGGACATTGCTGACGCTTATAAGCGCGCCATGAAAGCGGACGCCGCCGACCAAGCGAATTACCAGAAAGAACTTCTCAAGAATCAGGCTGATTTCGAGAACAAGAAAATTTCTCTGCTCGCTGACTACACAAAGAAGCAAGCAGAACTACGCAAAAAGGCTGCTGAACAAACTGTTCAACTCGAAGCAGACGCGATAGACAAACAAAAGAGCGTTATTCAGAAGAGCGTAGAACAGTTAAAAAGCGCATTTGCTTCTGGTTTATCTTTCAACATCAAGGATAATTATGTCGGCGGCGCTATGGGCTTAGTCAATATGCTCCGTACACAACTCACAGGTGCGCGTGACCTACAAAAGAACGCTGCTCTCCTCGCTGGCAAAGGCTACACACAGTCATTTATTGAGCAGATAGTCTCTGCTGGTCCAGTAATCGGTAATCAGATGGCAACATCTATTCTGAACTCTAGCGACGCGACACAGACGGAACTTCAATCTCTCTACGCCAGCATGACCGATATCAGCGATAACGGCATGAACGACCTTGCTAAATCTATGAACAGCGGTGGCAAACTCGCTTCACAGGCGCTCATGGAAGAGTACGCACAGGTAGCGATTGACCTCAAAAAATCACTCGCGAACACAAACGCTGATTTGATGGATTCTCTCGCTACCGCAAATGCTGATTATCAGGATGCTATCTCACAGGCTATGCGCGATAGAGATATGGCTAACAGCGATTCACAGATTAAACTCGCCGAGGCGCTCGCCAATAATGCTGCTGCTCTTAAAGAAGATTTGGCTGGAATCCAAGAGGATTACGACGCAAGCTTGGCGGAGATGGGTAGAACTCTCCAACAAGACCTCATTCAGAATCAGAAAGATTACCAAGATGCTATTGCGCAGATTGCTGAAGATACTAAAGCCAAGCTTCTTGATTTGGGCGTGTCTCTGGAAAACACAATGGCGAAAATTCGCGCTATGCAAGCAGCGGCTGCGGCGGCACAAGTAGCACAACAACAAGCCACAATAGCGCCTATCCCTCTTGCAACTTATACACCTTCATCGCCTAACGGAATGTTTATCGGTCCAATCCCTGTCGGCACAACTCGTACTGCTACTGGCTACACAACAAATGTCGTCGTTAATGCACAGACTAATGCGAGCGCATACAGCATTGCCGATTCTGTAACTAGCGCAATCAAATATGGCGCGGCTGTCACATTACCTTCTTCGAATCCTATTTCGATAGCGCAGATTCGCCAAGCACATGGAGGTGAAATTTAATGGCTTCTTTAACGCAGCAATATTCGTTCTCTTTTAATAACCAGACTTTCGGCGGCGCTGGCTCGCCTTATCAGATTCTTAGCGTAGATGGGCTAGAAAGCCTTCCCGGAATCCGTAATCAGGACGATAACCGAGGATATGCCGATGGTATGTTCTCTGGTCGCGATTTCCTCGCTGGTCGTACCATTTCAATTATTTTTAACACATTCGGAACTAGCAATGCTTCTGCCCAGACAAATTACAACACGATTCAATCAGTTCTATTGCCACAGCAATCAGGAACGACTCCGCTATATTTCAAGCTTCCTAATCAGCAGACTCAACAGCAATTTATTAACGCTCGCGTGCGCTCAATGAAAACAACTATTGACCCAAACTATACCTATGGCTATATCACCTCACAGGTCGAGTTCTTTTGTCCTGACCCTAAGTATTACAACGATAATCAGCAGACTGCCCTATTGCCTTATCTTCCGCCCGGAGGTCGTACCTACAATCGCGTCTATAACCTTGTTTACACACCGGGAACTAGCGGAACAGTAACTACGACAGTTACCAATACAGGCTGGGCAACGACTTTCCCGACTATCACATTAGTCGGTCCAATAACCGACCCTGTCGTGGGTAATCAGACTACGAACAATTATCTGCATTTTGATGGTCTGACTATGTCGGCTAGCGATACGCTGATAATCGATTTATATAACAAATTAGTAACATTTAACGGAGACTCTGCGCGTAATTTGTTATCCTATGGCACTTGGTTCGGAGCGCCTCCGGGAAACTCATTATTTACGCTTTACGGCGACCCTGCATCTGTGCTGGATAATGTTACGAAGGCTACTGTATCGTTCTACTCGGCGTTTATTTAGGAGAAACATGGCAATTCACACACCTCCCAGTTGGTTGCAAAACGCAAGCCACCCTGCGGAAAATGACCGACTAACTACGCAAGCACTATGGGCTACTACAGGAATT